TGCCGGCCCGGGGGATAAGTTCCCCCAGGAGGCATAAGGCTGTGCGGCATTAAAAGCCGCTTATGTAGCGCGCCAAATCTTCCGGGACATTCTGCCGGATCATCCGGGACAGCATCTGGCGCGTGTTTAACCCCCGATTAACTCCCCTGTATGGCTGTATAAACGCCGCTAAGCCGTTGATCTATATCCCTCAGAGTCTCAGCCAGTCCAGTGTCCTGCGCTCTGGCATTGGGATCTGTGCCATATAGGGCACCTAAAATGCGCAACAGCCCCACAATGTCCCTGATTTCTCCCATTACCGCAGCCTTATCCATTGGTTGTTTTCCTTGTTATTGATATGGGCAACAATAATACATGGCGTTTTATGTCTATGTGCTCACATACGAACACAGCAGGGATAGAATCCCGCCTTTACTGCTCATAATTGAACATACAGATGGAAAATCAGGAATGGTCAGATCTCAGAAGGAGACTAAGACTAACCCAGACCGAGTTTGCGGCCCTTGTGGGCTGTTCGCGTGCTTATGTCGCACGGGCGGAATCAGGCAAGGCACAGTATAAGTGGAATCATATCAAACACCTGGAGTCGCAAACCGGGCTTACAGTACACACTCTGCTGCGGATCACATCAGATTCACCGCAATGGCTGGAATCCTATCTGCAGCTGAACTGTGAAGACCGCCGTAGGCTTTCAGTGATCATCCATGCGGCGTTGCAGATCCTGTAATGTTAAAGAACAGAGCCAGATCAGCGATGAAATAGCGTCGCTCTCAGCATATCTGTATAGGCATCGTTACTGGTGCCACGATCCCGATCAAAGCGCACCTGATAGCGCACCGTCCGGGTACCAGCTGGCAGCTGGTGGGTGTCTCGCCACTCATTACCGAACCAGTTACCGTTCCTATACGCGCCCGTGGCACTGGATATCTCGGTGCCATTTGCATCCAAAAAGAAAAGGCGCACGCCACTTTTGTCGTAGGCATCACTGGCGCTGCTGTTCCAGTATCCCGTTTGAATATTCAATTGATTAGCATCCACATCCGGGATCACGTAATCAGGCAGCAGCAAGTCCTGGTGCATCTCTGAATAGGCGTTATTTTCTGGGTAAAAATAATCATTCCCGAACTTCGCCCCCCAGGTGTGATCATGGCGCACAGATCCAGCAGTCACAGTCCAGGCATTCAGATCGCCTTCTGCATCATGGTTTTCAATCGGTAACGTGACAGGGTATTTTGACGGCACTGGATCAGCCACTGTGCCTGTGTTCATAGCCACTTCAAAGCCGACCATATCCAGCCATGCTTTAGGCGCGCTGTCAGCAGATCCCCATTCACCATAGATAACCAGACTTACACGTTTTACGCCTGGTTTAAGCGCAACGGACAAATGCCGACTAATCCAACCGGCGGAATGTGAAATATCGTCCATGACGGAATCCAGCAGCACGCCGGAATCATCGTATTGCCAAAGCCCCATAGTCATTCCATCTGTTTGACCTTTAGAAAGCCAACTCAGATTACCAAGCGCTGAACCACCATTTATAAAGGCGAAATTAATCCCGGCCAGCTCGGTCAGGTCGATATCACGGGTTGCTATGGCCAAGGTTTCATTAATTGTGGTGATTGAATAGTTGCCATCAAAGGCTTCTGAATCATCGGCAAACAATTCCCCACCGCCAACATAGTACCAGTCTGACAGCGTGCCGGTTTCGGCAGAGTCAGTCAGGGTTGCAGTGGCATAAACGGGCACACCGGAAAAGGAAAAAAGCGGAATCTTGTGTGCGTGAATCACATCGCTGATCATATTTTCAATCAAAAATTGAACGGCTTCTTTATCTTCCACACCGTCCATTCCAATCAGAAAATGCACGACAAAGGCGTATTCAGTCCCGTAGTAATATCCGCCGAAATCGTCACCAAAATTGCGCGGTTTATATTCTTCAATCACAGCCTGAACACCAAAGGCCGTAACCAGCGATAAAAGAAACTCCCGGCTTTGTGATCCATAGCGCAGGTACTTCTGTTTCAGGGACGCCAGACGCTGTTCGGCGGTCTGGTCTGTCATCACATAATCTTCAGGCAGACCGTAATCAGCTTCCCATCGTTCCAGTGTTTCCACTACGCTTCCCGGCAGACTTTCTGCCAGCAGATCGGATCCGCGTGCATCAATCCGCACCAGTTCTTCTGCCAGACCGGTCATCAATCCGCGCAGTCCTGGGCTGTTACGATCCCACGCAGCCCCAACGGGCAAAAGCGCCAGCAGCTGTTCTGTGTACTGATCCAGCTCCTTTAATTCCATCAGCTTAATACCACAATGTATGTGAGATTGGTTGCAGATCCTGAACTGTTACGCAGTGACAATGTGTTTCCGCTCCAGGTGCAGCCACACGCCGTCTCAAGGTTATCAGTTGAATTAAAACAGACCACTGCACCCAGAATGTTACTGCTGAATGACACGACATCAATGCTGTTAGACGCCACCAAAGCAATACCCGTAATCACCTTAGATTCTGATGCCGCATGGGTATGATTTGTTGGCGCTCTTGTCACCATCGCGGAATTAATACGCTGCAAAATCGCATCACGCAGCTGCGTTCTGTTAGTTGTGTTGGGCGTTCCTGCACCCGCCACGATCATGGCTATGATTTCATCATAAACGGCATTCATAAAATCCGCGCCGTCCCTGCTCGGTGGAATGCCTTGCAGTGCATCACCATCTGTAAATTTTCCGTCTGTGCCTAAACGGGCGCTTGCGTCGTTTGTTGGATAATCCATAAAGTCCCCTATTTACGGCCAATAAATGGTGCCGATTTCAATCAGTTCATTTGCTGCGCTGGTCACGTCAGCTGTTAATGTGATGGCGTGATCTTCTTCGCCTGCTGCGGTACTTATAGCTTCGTTGATTTTGGATAAAAGCAGCGTTCCGCCCGGTGTGGATTCCCGGTTTATAAAATCTGTCAGTTCCGCTTCAACAGACGCGCGCACCGTGCCGGTGTCTGGAATTAAGCGGCTGAATGTGATGTTCACCTGTTTGGATGCAATAGGGCCAACCGCAAAACCCGCCATACCCGCAGGGCGAACGGTATCAATGTAATTTTCCACGGCTTCAATATGTGCCGCTGTCGGGATTTTGCTGGCAAGGTTATCTGTCACAAAGCGCACAACCACCGTACCGGGGCCGTTTTCGTTGGAATAGCACCAGGCGCGGGTTACATCACTGTGCGCTGCTTTTGCCCACTGCACATAATCATTTGCGTTGCCGCCCATCGGTGGGTTTTGACGGCGATCCTGCAGGCGCTCGCGTACACGGCTGACTTTTTCTGTATCTGTTCCGCCAGTCATTTCAATGACTGTGGCGACGGTGTCAGCGCCGCTGATCGTACGTGCCACGTTCAGTGTGTCACCTGCTGACAAGTTTGCTGCCGCACCTGGTTCGACTGCCTGCAGTAACACCGTGGCACTGCCGCCTGTTGCGGTTGTAACAGCCGTGGATCGGTATGCCTGGTCGCCTTTAGTAAAAACAGTACCTGCAGCGATCAGGGTGTCGTCAGTTGCTGGAATGACTGCTGATCCAGACGCACGATAGGCGGGGATCTGGTTAATGTTCATTTCTGCCGCCCGGCGCAGCAGGTTTTCGTCATCGCAGCTGTCATCAAACAGCTGATCAGTAAGCCATCCCTGTTGCTTATATAATCCATAGCAGGCCGCTGCATGTGCCTGTGTGAGCGGATAGTAAATATCACCGCGTACACTGGCTGACTCGCCTGAATGGCGTTCAATGTCAGCCGCAATGCGCGTTTTTAGTGTTGATAATGTCGGTATATCAAACGCCATACGCGTTGTGCTCCATAATTACTTTTTCCCAGTTACCGGATGGCAGCTGCAGGCTGATTTCATACGCCAGCCACTGGTTGTTCTGTCTTTCCACAGTGACAGACATTGCCACGATTAATGATGCGTCAATCATCCATTCCAGCGCTTCTGTAATGTAATCACGCGCCGCATTGATTGTTTCTGGCGTCAGCTTTTCGCGCTTCAAAAGCCAAAGTTTACTGCCAAGGCTTTCACCTTCTGGCAGATCCATGTCACCCCAGTAACCGCGATTTAATTCACCGTTCGGCACGTCTTCTTCATTTACCCGCCGATCTGTAAACAGGCTGATGACCACTGCGGTTTTTAATCGTGTAATGGCATCCGCTGGCTGCAGAGTGAATTCAACCGCCTGCGCTGTTGCGTTCCATGTAAAGGCCGGGATCAGTTTTTCATTGCTCACGACTGCGGCCCCCCTGTGATTCTACTGTTACCATCATCGGTGTATTGGTGGTAATGACCGCTAAATGAAACGCCGTTAATTGTTGCCCCCGCTGCAAACGTGGCCATTCCAGCGGCAGACAATGTGCTTTGCATTATTGCAGCGCCCGCGACGGTCAATGTGTTCTGCATGACCACTACACCCGCGACATTTAATGCGCCTTTAATTTCGGTTAATGGCGTGTTTATGGTCACTTTTGTGCTGCTTTTCATTTCCGCACTGCCATCTGCTTTTAAATGCAGGTGATCACCATTGGCGTTATAAATCGCTGTGTCTCCTTCGCTGACTTCCAGACGGTATTTGCGATCACCGACAAGTAAAGCCACAGAGTGTGATCCATTACCGTTAAACGCTAGCACGATGGCTTCAGCCCCCGGTTTTGCATGGCTTGTAAATCCGAACGGTTCCAGGTGTTCAATGTCTGCCAGATCTTCACCGCCGGGTTTCTTAATTTGTAGCAGACGGACAGATCCAGAATGTTTAACGCGGGTTAAAACAGATCTCTGCAGTAATAAACGTAAACGCCTGTTTAAAGGCGCTGTAAATTGCTGCAGGGCACGGATTAAAGCGTCTCGTTTCATGCAAGCCCCAGTTCATCACCTGCGACCTGTGCCAGCCGATCAAACGCGGGGGCAGGCATCACGGTCAGTTGTGTTATCCGGCCCTGGCGTTCACTCAGAATCAGCCGCACTTCTGTGATCAGCATTTCTGTACTGTTCAGCTTATTGCGGGCATCGGTAACGTGGGTTAATTCGTTTGGCATCCACAGACGCCCACCGGGCACCTGGTGCCAGCCTTGCACTGTGTATGTGACGCCACGGCTGCGGGCATAGTCCATGCGCTGACGCCACTGTGCCTGTTCATTGCACGCCGCAGGATCTGCAGGAGAATCAGACATAAACACCGTGGGCCGGTAACGTGTTGCATCACCCACGATTTTCGCCTGTGGCTGGCTGTTTGCGCCTGTATCGCTGCTCGTCCACAGAGACTGCTGACCATTAACGATGTATTCAGAAAACAGCGAACGATGACTGCGCCGCCCGCTGGCAGCTTTGATATTGATACCCAGCACCAGATCGGTATCTGCATAACCAGATCCGCGACGGGTGAAAATGATATTCCCGGCAGCATCACTTGTGATCAGCACCGCACGGATGCGCGCCAGTTCTTCCAGAAATTCCCAGGGCGACTGACCGGCATCCAGTGCAAGGTCTGCGCTTTCGAATGGTTGCGCAACGGCTGCAGCTGCGCTGCTGTCGGCAGACACATCAATACTGAATGGTTCACACACCATGCGCGCAATGTACAGCAACGATTGCCCGCGCTTTACCTGCATTCCGTTTGTGCTGCAGTCCACCAGATCACACAGGCGACTGCTTCCGCTCACACTGACAGACACATTCTCTGCATCGTATTCCGTGTTCACATCCTCAATAAAACCGCTGATGATCTGCACACCATCCACAGCAATTGCGACTGACTGACCGTCTTCCACTGCGTAAATGCCTGCACTTTCGTCAAGATCCGGGGCTGCTGTCAGCTCGAATCTGTGCGGGCCAGTTTCAATGCCACGGGACACCAGCACTGTTTTAAAACCCGCATAC